CGAACAAATCTTACTACCAAGCATTACAGGCGTTGTATGCTGCTAACTTACAAGCGACTACTGACATCACTACTGTTTCAGACCTATCTAGTTTAACAGCTAAAAACGCACAGACGGTATTAGGGCAAGACGGTGGCGGTCAAGGTAATTTTATTTACCGTTCATTAGGTTCTGGTATTAAGTCAATTACTTGTCTAGGTGCGCAACTTGGTATGATAGCTTTGCGTAAAGTATCAGAGAATCAAGGATGGGTGCAATATTCAAACCTTTCAAATGGTGTTGAATTAGAAATACCTGCTTTCTGCAATGGTCAGCTTGTTAGCGCACTGTCAAAATCAGCATTAGATTCATTAGATAGTAAACGCCATGTATTCCTTCGTAAGCATACAAATGTAAGCGGTACATACTTCAATGATAGCCATGTTGCTATCGCTGCAAATAGTGACTATGCCTACATGGAAAACAATCGTACTATCTGCAAGGCCGAGCGTTTGATTTATGCTGCTGTTATCCCATCATTGTTATCACCTATTTCATTTAATAGCAACGGAACAATGACAGATACATCAGTTGCCTTCTTCGAAAATATCGCTAGTCAAGCGTTAGATCAAATGGTTCGTGATAGTGAATTAAGTGCGAAGAAAGTAACGGTTAACCCATCGCAGAACGTAGTATCTACCAGTAAGCTAGTTATGGCAGTTCAGTTAGTAATCAACGGAACAGCGCGAAATATAGAAATCGGAATTGGATTTAAACCTTCAATAAGTTAATAAAATGGCATTACCATTAATAAACGGAATCAACTATTCATCAGCTAACGTTAATATTATCATTCCATTGTTAGGAGTGGTGATAGGCGTTACAAAGATTAGTTATTCAAAAGAAAAAACAATAGAAGACAACTACGCGTTAGGTGCTGACCCTGTTTCGCGTGGTTATGGTCAAAATCGTTATACAGGCCAAATATCCATGTACAAGGATTTATACAACCGTATTATTGATTTGTCGCCAGATAAAGACCCAACTAACTTACCTCCGTTCGATATTACGGTGACGTTTGGTGGTAATACTACCACGTTCCGTAAAGAAACACTAAAAGCCGTAAGTTTTAAAAACGTGCCTATGTCCGTTTCAAGCGGTGATACTAAGATACCAGTTGACATTGACCTTGCTATTGGCAACATCGACTTTGCGTAAAAAGTAAACAATAACTAAACTATATGAGCGAAGAAATTAAACTAACCAACAAACTAACAGAAGACGAAACAAAAGCAATTAATGAAAAGTGTGAAAAACTAGCGGAAGAAAACAAGGTATCAAAAGTATATGCCTGTGTTTTATTTAAGCCTGATTTCACGCGAGTAATTAGTTACGTGAGTGAGCCGAAGTTCTTGGACAAAGTTGCCTTAATGGACAAAGCGTTTCAATACGGCCCGTATCAAGCAGCTAATGACATCCGTGAACTTTACCTCATTAAAGAATATAGCGACCCACTTACATACGGTGAAACACCAGAATGCGACCCGTATAAGTTAGGATTATTGAATTTCATTGTAGCTAATGTTGTTCAATCGGCTAGCGGGGAGTTTAAAAAAAAATAGATCAGTGGAAGGTTAGTAATAGCTCCGATAGTCGCAGCAAGATGGCTGCTATTATTCGGAGCTGTTTTCATATAAACCCGAAAGATTTAACAGAGGATGAATTTTTTGAAGCATACGGACAAGCAAGATATTATTTATCAGTAGCGAATAACATTCAATGGTTAGATTTAGATTAAATGAGTAAGATAGTAGAATACATATTAAGGTTACAGAACAATCAGTTCATGTCAGGCATACAAGCTGCTGATAGTGCTGCCAATAACCTTAATAATACTATGAACACGTTAGGCTCTGCCATTGGTGTGACCTTTGGACTTGCGGGTGCAGCTATGTTCGCTAAGAGTATGGTAGAGGCAGGTAGTAAGGTAGAAGACGCTCGTGTTGGTCTTACGACGTTATTACAGTATGCTACTGGAGCGCGTGGGGTGATTAATCAAACCATGGAGGACGCGACAAAAACTCCGTTTGAATTTGAAACTTTATTACTCGCAAATAAGGCGCTCATAAGCGCGGGGGTAAATGCTAAACAATCGCGCGAAGATGTTTTAAACTTAGCGAATGCAATTAGTGCCACGGGTGGGGGCAATGATGAAATGCAACGCATGGTTGTGAACCTCCAACAAATTAAAAATACTGGCGAAGCGACGGCATTAGATTTAAAACAATTTGCATACGCTGGTATTAACCTATACAAAGTACTTGAATCGGCTGGTATTAAAATTGACAAGTCTAATAAAGACCAAGTTATTTCATACGAACAAATAACATCGGCGTTAAAAAAAGCGCATGAGCAAGGCGGGGTATTTTACAACGGACTTGAAAACATGGCGGGTAATACGTCGGTGCAAGTTTCAAATCTTGGAGATGCAATGTTTAATTTAAAGGTTAAGTTATTCGAGGATTTGAAGCCTGAAATAACTTCTTTCATTGAAGGGCTAGCCTCTATGATTGACCATTTAAAAACGGCTGCGAATTGGTTAGTTCGACATAAGGAGTTTGTAAAAGAAACAGGCCGTGCGCTTGCTATTGCAGCAACTGGATTCCTTGCCTATCGTGGTGCTGTCATGGCTGCAAACATGGCCATGTCAATTTTCGCAGCAACAGCAACAGCAACGCCAGTAGGAGCAATAGCAGCAGGTATTGGATTAATAGCCTTAGCTTATGGTAAGTTGGCTTCAAGCGCGGAAGATGCAAAAAATCAAATAAATGATTTACGTAACGCACAGGAAGCGAAAACGCAAAGCGAATTAGATTCGGCATTATCGCAAGCCATTGCAGCAACAGGGAAGAAAGAGGAAGAATTAACACAGAAAGTTGCGGAGGAAGCTGTTAAACGTGCTGACATTAGAGCGAAAGAATTATCAGCTCAATATTCAGCATTACAAGCAGCACGAAATCCTATGTCGGCTTTAGTGCCTGATTTTGGTGTAAGTTGGTTGCAAGACCCTGCTGATAAACAGTTAAGTGAAGTGCGTGATGAAATGAATAAACAGGAAGCTGTTTTAGGGGCTGCACAACGTTGGTTGGCTGCTAAAAGTTCGGCTAATGCAGCAGCTAAATCAGGCATAAGTGCAGCAGGAGCAGCAGGAACTAAGGCATCAAAACCAGCAGGTATATCAAAACCAGTCGGACTAAAAAACGTAACCATCAATGTACACATCAACGACATGGTTAAGACATTCAATGTGAATACAACTAACATCAAACAAACAGCACAACAAACAAAAGATTTCTTCACAGGGTTATTAATGCAAAGTATTAATGACGCACAAGTAGTAGCTGAACACTAATGGCAAAGTTTACAAACGCAAAAACGGCTATTAAATTCCTAGCTAATAGCTACACAACACAGACAGGGCAAGTATTATCGTTTAATGACATTGAACTTGAATCGGTATTAATATCAGCGTCACGCGCTAACATAGTCGTTAAAACACAAGTGCAGGGGCAAATAGGTACCGTTAAAGAGTACATAGGGAAAGACGATTGGTATATTACCGTTTCAGGTCGTTTAACGGCTAATGTGAACGAGAAACCAACGGATGATATGATTAACCTATTAAAGATGCTTGAATGTCCGGTAGTTATTGATGTGGTTTCCGAGTGGTTGCAGAACTTAGGTGTCCATAGCTTAGTAGTTGAGAATTATGAATTGCCACAGATGGCAGGAGGTGAATCGTTCCAAGATTTTACAATACAATTTACATCAGATACACCCATAGAAATACGAATTTCGGATGTATAACGTAGTTATCAATATCACCATTACGCAACGTCCTTCAAACGTTTATCCAGATCGTAATAAGGTGCTAACGATACCTATGTGCCACCAATACGATTATGAAAGTAATTGGGAGGATTTAACCGATACAGGGCGCGTATTATTGCCGAGAAATATTTTTTTTACAGACGATAAAGGCCAAAAGTTAAGTCTAAAAAGTTCGGGGGTAAACGTTGGCGGGTTCACGGATAACCCTTTAATATTGAGAGGAGATAAGATTGCGTTAAGTGCTGGCTATTCGTATTTTAAGAACAATATCCAAGTAACCGAAACAGCAGAAATAATCAACGGCTTTATATCAAAGGTTAGCACCACAACACCAATAGAATTGCAAGTTGAAGATAATATGTGGCTGTTAAAACAAACGCCACTACAAGACCGAACATTTACCGATAGTGAAACATTAGAAGACTTGTTACAGTATATCTGTGACGCTGTTAATGCAAGACATGGTGTTAACTTTTCTTACAAGCAAATGACTAGGACGGGGTTCGGTACGTTCATTATATCTAATGAAAGTGCATCACAGGTTTTAAGTAGACTTAAAAGTACCTATGGTTTTGTTTCTTTTTTCCGTGGTGACGTACTTCATTCAGGTATCAACATTCAATATTCCGATGAAACGTTTACACATACTTTTTACCTCAATGGTGATAAGGGTAACGTGCCGGCAGATGGGCAAGAACTTGAATACAAACGCAAAGACGATATAGTACTTTCGGCTGTTGCTCATAATACCGTAGTTCAAGAAACAGGGGATACAACCAAAGACGGACACGCGAAAACTAAGAAGGTACGTTTGCAGGTATTAGTTACGTTTAAAAACAACGAATACACTTCTAAGGTTATACAATCAGGTGAACGAGTACCTGAAAGTGAGGAGGGCGAACGTAGGGAGTTTTACTTCCCTTCTGCAACAACAACAGATGAGTTAATAAGACTAACAAAAGAGGAATTAAACCGCTACTATTATACAGGTTTAACAGGAACATTTGATACCTTTGGCATACCGTTCGTAAAGCATGGTGATAACATTAAATTATTCAATCCTGAACAACCTGAACAAGATGGTACATATCGAGTTAAGAAGGGCTCTTATACAGGCGGGATTAACGCATTACGACAAACTATAACCCTATATTATAAAATATGAGCGAGGTAGCAACATTAATACAGAAACTTGCAGGTACGCACAGGATAGCAAATTGCTATCTTACTGACGCTATTGTTAAGTCTGTAAATGTTAGTACGCGAACATGTGTAGTTGAAACATTAGGCGGAAAGGTATCTTCGTCGCTTACCGTTCGGTTAATGGCTTCTGTTGATGACGGTTGTTTGATACTACCTTCCGTTGATTCAACCATTGTTGTACTATTTTCCGAACAAGTTGCGCCAATAGCTTTAATGTATAGTGAAGTTGACCGTATAACATGGCTAGGTGGTGAATACGATGGTGTTCCGATAGTTAGCCACCCGACTGATGTGAATAAGGGGGTATTAAAGCGTTTGAACAATATAGAAGACCTATTAAACGACCTTATTTCTAAATACAATACACATACTCATATACTTACATTAACCGTAGGTACAGGAACGGCAGCACCTACATTAACACAAGAAACATCCGTACTTACACCAACCCAACAATCCGACATAGAACACCCTAACATAAAACACTAATGACCACACGTTACGACATACGATTTGATAAAACATACATTAACGCTAACAATGATATAGAAGTGTTTGCGAGTGACATGGCGCACGTAAAGAGCATTATTAATGCGAACGCTGGTGATTTTAAAGAAACACCTACACTTGGCGTCGGTGTTAGTAATTACATGCTTGGTTCAGGAGTTGAGCAAGATATAGCGCGTAAGATTATCATACAGCTTCGGGGTGATGGGTACACCTGTGACAGACCTAGTGTAACATTTGATTCTAACGGCAAGCTAACTATAAACCCTAACGTAATACTATGACAGAATTTACAGCCATAAATAAAAGCACCATATTCGATATATGCCTAAACACTTACGGAACGTTGAACCACGTTGCTAAGTTAATGAGTGATAACAATCATGATGGAGTTAATACACTACCCGTTGCAGGTTCTGTTTACTTGTTTGATGAAAAACTAACTACCGTTCAACTTGGTAGCAATGTGAATGTGAACTACAATGTAAGTCAAGCCGTTTCTAAAACTAAATACGCAACCGCCCCATGAGTTTAAGTAATATAGCTAAAGAATTTATAGCAGCGGTTGAAGATATAGCCGTAACTAATGGTGATGGTGCAGCAGATACATTACTATGTAGGTTGTATAATAACCAGCCTGAACGACGTGCAGCAGCTACTGGTTACGATTATAAAACACCTGCTTTGTTTTTTGAGTTCTTATTTGATGAACATGAACAACTAGGACTAGGTGTAACAGGCAAGGGTATGAGAATACGTTGCTTATTAGAGGTTACAAAGTACAAT